GGCACGGATTCCTGCATCACCAAAGTCCTGAGCATACTTAGCTTCGCCAACATCGGAAGTAGAAGCGTTAGCAGTAAGGACATGGTTACTCTTGATGATAGTACAACCCATGTACTCAAGAGTATCGTGGAGCTGACCAAGACCCTGAGTAAACGGAGCCCCGAGGCCACCAGCCGCAGCAACGCCACCGAACATCGGCTGAGCATCGAGTGCATCTGACGAGCTACGAGCAACACCAAGTGCTCTGATATCCATAAACGCCTGCGGTGAGCAAGCCATGTACAGATTACTATACGGGACATGGAGTTCCTGAAGATCAACAATGAACTTCTCGATTGCTTCAAGTGCTGACAGAGCACCAGTCGCTCTGTTTGCTTGGGTAGCAGCTGCGTCTCCCCAATCAGCAAACTTCCTCGTAGTAGCACCATCACTAGCTAGATGTTCACCATATAACATGGTGTCAAGCTTAGCCTCAGTGATGTCAGAACGAGGATCATCTGCAAATGGATCTGCCGTAGCAGCTCGCACAAGGTACGAATAGATCTGCTTATCTCTAGCGTTAGCCAGAGTCAGAGCAGCCTGACGGGCCAATTCTGATCTGTACTCCCACTGAGTCAGCATAAGGTCAACATTGTCCATCTCGAAGTGCGAAGCCATTGGACGCTTATCCAATGAAACCACGAAGCTGGTAGCTGTTGAGGTACCACCAGTTAGCTCTTCACCAGCATCCCAGCTAGCCTTAAGAGACACGGTTCCCGTAATGGGGAACTCAGCGGTTGTACCACTAGAAATTGTTCTCGTAGTAACGAGAGGTTCGAACATATTATACTCATCATACGCATTGATAACTTCACCTGCCCAAATAGGTAGCCAAAGTTTACCGGGAGGGTTGGCACTCGAAGTACGATCACCAACTGCCGAACGATATACCATATTATCAGCGCCTAAATTGCCTACAGCCATGACATATCTCCTTATTTTGAATTACTATAATCTTAAACAATGCGGATTGCCAATGTCTCAGATTGTTCCAAAACAGGAGTCTGAAAAACCATTAGTGGTTCGTTCTATTTCAAGCTAGGCTCGTCTCTTTATCCAAAGAGGGCTTCGCTTACTTAAGAATCCCCCGAGGTCCGCTACAACCTCTTAATACTGCGGTAGATTATTCCAGTTTGTCATTGACATTCTAGCCTCTACCATTTTGCGATAACGTGGGTCTTGGTTAAACTTAGGATTGTTTCGTTCCGCCGTGAACTCAGTCTTAGACGCATAAGGTCTAATACCTGTTTCACTGGAGGGGACAGCTGCTAAGTTTTCATTCTTAGCTGGCTCTGCTGCCCTAGCTGAAACCATGGCCTCATCATACATGGATGATAATCCTCGAAGGGTCACCTCATATGATGGCGATGCCAAGCCCATATTAATCTGCTGTTGTGTATTCTGGTCTAGATTTTCTCCAGCCCAATTAAAGATCTCTTGAAGCTTCTCTCGACCGCCTACAACAGAAGCAGCCAAGGAGAAGTTCTCCTTTAGTCTGGCCTTTTGACCAGCAACATAATCATTAATCATATCATCCGTAAAACCAGTCCGAGACTTGATGTCATTCTTTGTGGCTTCCGATAATGAACCATTCTGAGCTAATTCTACACCCCATGCCTCGTAAGAAGCTGCGTCTACTCCAACAGACTGAGCAGCTTGCTCTGTCTCTTCAGCAATCTTCTGTTCCGGGATGCGTAACTCAGGAGTATCTGGGGTTATTTCAGGATCTGTAGTTGTTGCTGAAGCAACAGGCTTTTCTACAGCCTCTTCCGGAGCATCAGTAAGGGGTTGCTCAGCATACTGCTTCTTAAGTTCTGCAATCTCTTGCTGGCCTTGAGTATAGTTAGACTGAGCTTCCTTAAGACTAGAGAACCAAGCATCTGCATCCTTAAAGTTATCTGGAACAGGTTCTCCAGTGGATTCCACGTAAGTCTTAAATGCCTTACGCTCACTGGCGACCTGAGGATCTTCTTCTACCTTCGTAGGAAAAGTTACTGAGTCAGTCTTTGGTGGATTGGATTGAGTCTCCTGTTGTGGAGATTGTTCAACTTCACTCATTCAAAAGTCTCCTTATCCTTTAGCAGATGACCTACTAGAGCGGGCAGCCTGCTTTGTCTTGATATAAGAAGCCTTGGGGGACTTCTTCTTAATTGGTTTCTTCTTATTCTTACGTCTCATAGTGCAGCCCCCATTCTTGGTGGATCAACTTTGTAAGTATGTCCACTCGGTAAATCATCTAGTTTGTTATATTTGTGTGCTAGGTACCCTTCAACCTTTTCTCTGGTATTAGAATCTACAGTACCTTTAACAAAAATCATTTCATATATAGTACCTTCCCAATGTCTATCGTAAATAGGGCCAAACTTTTGTCTACAACCTAATGTTACTGGGTAACTATTAGAAATGGAATTCGTATTTGTTTTATCATCAGTCCAGCCAACTGTTCCATCAACCCAAATCTTCATAACCCCGCTATCTCTTTCACAATACAATAAGATCTTAGAGTTAGGAGATACGTCTACATTTCCCCCAGAGTTATCAATCCTAAAATTCAAGTTCTCAGTCCCTACATTCGTACGATAAAAGACATGGAGATCTTTCGCTGTGTCTGCTTGGCCGTCAAAGAAGATAGAAGAGATGTTATCATTATCAGGACCAATATCTAAGTAAAAGAATATCCCGAAATCTGAAGTACCAACATCTAATCCATCGTCTCCGCTTTCAGCATCACCCTCGAGGTAATCGTTAGACCCATCGAAGTACATCCCAGTAAAACCATTCTCTTCTGCCGAAACATCGGGCATTTTACTGAGGGTAGTTTGTGTGAATAATATATCATGATCAGTTCTATCTTCAGCTTGGTATACCTTAGAATCATCTGAGGAATAAGGATGTATATACTCAGGCAATAGCCAGCATTGTAAGGTTATGTCTCCTTCAGAGGTCGGCAATGCTTGGGGAGACCAGATTGGACCGAGACGAACATCCCAATTCGTATCCCAATCCTCAGGAATCTTCATGCCCCGTGGAGTCAAGATTCCCTCTCTCTTTGACAACATGAATTCCTTTGAACCACGACCTCCATTACAACTCTTATTTATACGAAGCGTAGCGTTATCGTCAGTGCCTATGATATCAAGGGTATGTAAAGGCATCCCAATATTCATTAAGAAGTTACCTTAAACAAATCGAATACGAGGTTAAAGACACCCGAAAGTAGGATAGTAATAATAAACACAGTAGCGTATACCTTCGTATTCAGAACAGCTAGGTTTCTCTCGATATGACTGAGACGCTTATCTATATCCACTAGTCTACTATTAGTTCTCTCAAGTTCACTGACAACTAATCTTTTGTACTGGTCCCAGCCACTAGTGTCATTCATTCTTGCATCCCCATTTGTTGCATGGCCTGTTGGATACCTTGACCACCGGTTTCTCGTATATCCTGCTGAGCTGCTTCAGCAACAGCACCCGTAATAGCTTGATTCATCATCATCTCATTCTGTTGAGTACTTTGCATCTGAGCTTGGGCCTGAGCAATCTTCATCTGCTCTTCCTTAACTTGCTGTTCAGTCTTGATCCAGATATCAGCATTGAAACCTAGGGATGTAATAAGAGCTCTACCGTACTGATCCCACCGGAACATAGCGGCGGCTGGTTCTGGGAGGTTACGTACCATTTCACCCATTTGCATAAGCTTATGGAGATCAGAGTCCCGGCTAAGAGCTTGCAGACCAGTGACTACCTCAATACTCAGTAATCCACCTTCTTCTGTGAACATTTCTTCCAACCGAGCATCTACCTCGCCATCTGAAATCATGAGGAATAATACTCGGGCTACAATAGGTTGCATGAGTTCTCTGGCGATAGCTGAGAAAGCCCCACCTAAGACATGCTCTAGTTCCTGACCAATCATTCGAACAGCTGTAGCAGTCACACGCTCTCCCTGAGGAATACTGGCAGAATCAAGTAAGAAAGCTCTGCCGATCTCTCGTCTCAAGGTCTCAACGCCGGTATGGGTTTGTGAGATTTGGGGATTAATAGTATTCGCAGGAGAAACTACGTGTACCTCGTTAGGTCTCGCAGCAATCCAGCCACCCGTAGGAGTGCCATTAATGTCATCTACCTCAGCCATACCTGTGGGATCTACAGCCATCCAGAAGATTGAAGCCGCAGTAATACCATTAATCAATCCCTCAGTAAAACCTTCAAGGGCCTTGATATCACCTATAACATCCTCGACATGGGACCTACCATAGTTCTCACCTGAAACCCCAGTCCATCGAAGGACAATGAAGTTAGGGGTAGAGAAGGTACCCTTGTTAGTGACATTTCCGTCACCATCTTCTGTGACAGATATCCAATTGTCTTCCTTATCTTTAACCAAGCGTGTCCACAGTGGTTTGTAACCACTCTTGTGCTCAGCGTCTTGGGAAGAAGTAGTAAGGATATCCATATCATTCAATTGTTTAGAGTCAATAGCTTCATATTCCTTGTAAATGATCTCCATAATGTCACCATTTACATCGCGGCGAGCAACAAAGCGGTCCAAGCGTATAATTCTTAGCCTCATATCATCATCCATAATCACCATAACATCACCAATGACAATAAGGTGTTGTAGGATTTGATAAATAGATTCTCTGAGGTTCCCGGAGGATAGTTTGTTGTAGACTTGGTAGCTTAGATTATTTAGGTATGAGCCTACTTCAACATCTGCTTCCATACCTGTGGATAATTCAAATCGAAAGAACGGTGTATCGTTTAAGGGCAACAAAGCGGATAGCATGCGACTTGCCATTGCAGTAACTCCGCGAGCAGCGACCGAACTGTAAGGCTGGGGTAACTGAGCCTGCTCATTCCATCCCTCTGGGGGTAGAATCGAGGGAATAGTAAGGCTAGAGCAGTATCGGGCTCGCTCTAGTTTGGCGACTCTAAGGCCATCGAGGATACGGAAGCGATCTGCATTTGTATTCTCAGACATTACTTAGGCCTTTGACTACCAGTACCTGAAGTATCAGTAGTAGTGGTTTCTCCCGGTTGGGTACCAGTACCTAAAGCACTCCACATACTTGAGATTCTCCGCTCAGTGTCCGCTAGCTGACTATCAAGCTCACCCTCAGCTGCCCCGGCAGCAGCAGCTTCCATGGCTTCTAGTTCTGCCACACGCTGCTTTTCTGTAAGCTCGGTCTGCTTTCGAATTTCTTTTTCTTGAGCTTCCCGCCTACGTTCAGACTCCAATTGAAATTCTCTGGCCTTGCGATCCCGTTCTTCTGCTAAGGTATTTTCATATGTTAGCATATCTTGACGCTCTTGCGATGTCATACCCCCTGATATCTCAGGAGATCCAAAGAATAATGGGTGGAGTCTCATTGCGGCCTCCTTTGTGGTTTTACTCTGACGGGTGTGGTTTCTCTAGGCTCCATCTTAGGAGTCTTAATAGGTCCTCTAGAAGCAGCCCTACGTTGCCGTAAGAATGCTTCTTTATCAAACTTCGTTTCAGCAGCTTCTTCTTCAAGCTGAGTAATAGCGGCAGCAGCTCTCTTCTCCTCAGCCTCTATGGTTTTCTTTTCTCGTACCTGAGTCTGAAGGAGTTTGTCTTCGTGTTCCTTCTCAATAATACTGAGCTGTAACTCTGCTTCCTGTCTTTCCTTAGCATCAGCAGAAGTAGCCTTAGCTTCTAGTCGAGCTCTCTCTTCTCTGAACTCTTTCTCAGCTTTCTCTCGCTGTTTTTCTTCGTCCCACTCTTCGATACCGAATGTTTCACCGAAGAAACCGAAGACATCATCAAATACACCACCCATTACCGTTTCTCCTGTAAGGTAATGAGAGCTTCGATGGAAGAAATAACGTCCATGGATCCAGAGTACCTAGCCATATCTCGAGCTATCCTATCACTGGAAGCATCTTGGTCATACTTAGGCAACGGGATCTTCTCCTTCAGGTACTGTATTAACTCTACGTCTACCCTTGAGACCTGTTTCCAATGCATGTAAGCGTTCCTCCACTTCTTCGAGTCTCGATAAGAAATCTCGAAGGATAATAACTACTTCACTAGGTATGATAGTCGCATTTCTTTTGAGTTTCAGTTCAATATTTTTCATAGAATGCTGGGACATTAAGATAACTCCTCTGTAACAATATCAACTACTTCACAAGCTCCCCCGTGACAAGCTAATTCTTTAGAATTCGTGGTCATATCTTCCTTCTCATAAGAAGAAAGCTCAGACCAATCTATATCCTTGGGCATCAGACTAAGTAACTCTGTATAGTGTTCCTCGCTGATAGTTTCAAAGGGAGCTTGGTCATAGATATTATCATCCTTAGGTAGGAAAGATATACCGCTGACATAATCCCAATTATTCCAAACCCAGTTACCGATGTCCATAAAGGTATCGTCCTTATAGGATATGGTTACACTAGGCTTATGCTCACACCAAGTCTTCTGATACTCCAACCATACTTCCAAGTGAGTTATGGGATCAAGGTCATCTTGAACCAAACAATCCTCAGGAGCTTTCAAGGGGAAGCTGAAGATTTTGGTAGTCTCAGCATTAGAGATGCAATCCTCCCAAGGAATCCCTTGATCTATCATGAATTGACAGATAGGATCTTTTGTGTCTACACGTACTCTACGGATGTAGTGCTGGGCATATCTGGGATGAATACCAGAAGAAGTTCCAGCAACACAAGACGTAGTACCACTTGGTTTACAGCAAGTAATAGCAGCCGAACTCGTAATCCCCAGTAATTCAGCATACCTAGCATTCCAAGTCTGGGCAGTACCAAGAAGTTTATTCAAGATAGTACGTAACTTAGGGATGCCTAGTTGACCAGACATCAGTTTATTATCAAAGACTCCCGTGAAAGACACACCTAGCAATCTCTCTTCTTCACAATTGAGTTGCCAATCTTGCTGAAGATACGGGAAATTAGTGCATCCTGACTGGAAAGTCCCCAAGAGAGTAGCTAGTCTTACCTTCCGTTTCAGAGATTCCAGATTATCATTATCTCTGATAACAACCTCAGAAAGATTACAGAACTGATTTGGCCTTAGGATGATCTCGCTGCATGGATTAGTCCCCCAATCGTCGCAAGATTTGCGGCCAATACGGTATGTCAACATACTGAGTGCTTCTCGATTACAGATTCCACGTTCTCCAGATCTGGAATTGTAGAGATCTGTCCATTCATCGAGGAACTCAGACATGGATGGTTTTGTGGTGTATACCGCCGAGTTGTTACTCAGGCGGCGGTGGCCCGACAGCTCCCACCAAGGACCAGATTTAGCCGTAGCCATCTCTCGGTCATGGAGATCAGACAGGGAAATCAGGGCGGATCTACGAACAGCTCCGGCAATCACGATTTCACCCACCATACACACGATATCATGGACCTCGATAGACTTGAGTTGCCTTCCTCGGGCCTTATGAAAGACCTTGACAACATACCTGAATAGCTTCTCAAGGGGTTCAGGACCTGAGGCACGGCCTCCGAAGGTCTTGAGTCTGGCTCCAGCGGGCCTGATCTTACTAGTATCCCATGTGGGGTGTACACCCTGATAAAGCTTACTCAGTAGGCTGAAGAAAGCATTCGCCCAGCCTTCTCTCGAGTCCTCAACAGTGATAATATCACCCTCTAGACGGAGTATCTCTTGAGGGATGGTAGGAAGCTGTGTGATAGACTTAGATTCACAAGAGAATCCTACACCAGTACCACAACAGAGGATATACATGATCTCAGAGAAGCTTCGAATCTCATTCACAGCCACATAAGAGCAGTTGTACATACAAGTATCGTCCACATCAGCCGCAGGACCTGCTGTCATCAGTGCCCTCATGCTTGGAAAGACCTCAAGATCCTTAGTAGCTTGCCTTGCCTCGTCCAAATCTTTTTGTAAAGTCCTAGAGGTTTCAGGAAACCGAGAAATCAGGTAATCATAATACCTGTCGACACATTCTGTCCAAGTTTCTCGGCGTTGTAGCTCTTCATTCCATCTACAATACTTGGAAGTAACGATAAATTGTTGAAAGTTATCCATAATTTGTTCTTTATACTCCAACTTTAGGGTTCCATAGGGATACTTCCCCAGTTTCTTCGTCATAATCCCCATTTCTGAGTATTCTAACGCATCTTGCCATTGCTAAAGCGAGATCTAGGTCTTCTAGATCGCATGTTTTCTTGGGAATGAACTTCTCATTGCTATATAGGGTGATAATTTCTTCCTCGTAGTCCAGATCTTCCCACTTTCTCAGGAAACTTTTGGCTCTTTTAGGACCTACACGCCAAAGACCCGGGATATTATCAGTATTATCTCCAGTCATCCACTGGATGAGGAAAGACTCTTCAGATTCCTCTTGTGTAATATGCACAGGAGCATCGTCTTTATCGGGATTGAAGTGCCACCCCGGAACGGTCTTCAAATCCTTGTCAATAGTTACCGCTACAGCCCGACCTGAGGAAGCAGCCATACCCATAATATCATCCGCTTCTAGTCTTGGGATCTCTTCAGTCGTATAGATTTCCCTGATGTATTCCTTAACCTCACCGAGGTATTCTGGGGTAGCTTGTACATCTCTCGTTGCTTTATAGATAGGCCAAAAGTCTCTTCTATAGTTATCCTTCCGGCTACAAGAGAGAGCCATAACAAAATCCTCAGTCTCCGCAGGAAGCCAATTCTCTAGCTGCTCTTCTACCATCTGGGGGATGAAAGCTGGATCATCCGTCTCTGCCCGAAACGCTGTTCTATATGCTATGATATCAGCATCAATCACTGCCATCGTCGGGCATGGGAGGATCTCCATTCTCCATCTCCTTAAATAATAAGTCTATAAGTTCTGTTAGTAATTCTTCTATTTCTTGAGGAGAATAAGGTTCCTCTGTATCTTCTTCACCCAAATCAAAGGTAAGTCCTGATGCTTGAACACCAGTCCAAATAGGAGCCATAATCTTAGTCTTAATGATAAGGGCTTCGAGGTCATCGTCATTAAGGATATGATAATCAAACCATTTGGATTTCTCTTCATCACCTGTAATTACACTGTTAGCTAATTCCTCAGAATGGTGATCTCTCCAAGGGGCATCCTTTTCGGGTAGTTCTCTGTCGCCGGGATTCAGAAAAACCATGACAGCATTATACTTGAGACCAAGACCTACCTCGTTCTCGTAGCGACAATCATCTACAATAATACATCGTTCCCAATAAGGATTGCCTTTGTTCAGCTCTTCTCGTTCCTCTCTAATAACATTCTTCAATTCTTTTTCAAACCGTTTAACCCAGTATGAAGGATCGAGTTCTCTCTTTAATGCTCCAATTTCTTGACAATACTCTCTGTATTCTACGGGATTATCAGTCTTACTATAACCCCTCCCTTCCGCCTCTCTCTTCAAAGGATCTGCAAAGGATATAAGCTTTGGAACAAGTCCTAACTCAAACGCTTCCTTCGCTAGTAGACCCGCTAGAGTTGTCTTCCCGACCTGAGCTGGTCCAGAAATGATTATCAACTCCATCCTTGAGCTCCTTATACAGTAAGTGTGGGGCAACTTGTAGATTGACTTTATACCCACAAAATCTAAGTAAATATGCGACTGCTAAACAACAAGTCATTGGTTGGTATGTGTCTGAAATATGCCGCCCTATGAGCCACCAGAATACATTCTCTCTGAAAGGGGCCAGCTTAAACTCGGATCTATCTACAAAACTAGATACTTGGACCAAAGAAACTGGAGCTGTTCCTAGGGGGATTTCTTCTGGTACTACGTTTATATTCTGACTCTCCACAATATATAGATACTTTGAGTACTCTACTAAATACATACCACCCTTTGGGTTGATTACGTAGATATACTTGTGGGAACCTTGTTCGAATAAGACACTACAGTGTGACACCTTTTGACACGTAATCAACTGATAGACTCTCGTTCTCATTGGTCTAGAAGCAGCTGCTCTATAGAACACACAAGAAACTTTAGTTGGTAAAAGGTGTGGTTGCTTCATTGGTAAACAATACACAAGCTTAGCATAGTTGCCAACAAGTGTTCAATCTTTGCACCCTCAGATTTCTCCCAACCACGTAAGAGATACACAACATCACAGTTAGCTAGTTCTGTTAAGTCTCTGATCATTACTTTCCTTAGTCCGTCTTTGGTTTGGAGATCTTCGGGGTCCAAACCACTCTCTTCATCGAGACGGATGGGGTTAATGATTTCAGTATATAACTTCTTGCTTCTTAGGACTTCCTCAGCATAGTTAAACTCGTGTTTATTTAATTCTGGATAACCACGCATAGGGCCTGCTATGTAAACTTTAAACGACATCAATGACACTCCGACCAATTCTTTCCTATACGGTATTCACCGTCCATTTGAACTCGGCAACCTAGAATTTCACCTGATTTTCTGATTGCATTACAACCTAATTCCCCAACAATATCTGCGATGATGGGGTCACACTCAATCTGCCACTCGTCATGCACAGTAGCCATGAAGTTATATTGAGATTTGTAAGGTCTCAAGGATCTCTCAAGTAAGATCTGTGCTAGCTTCATAATCATAGCACCGTCACCTTGGATCTGCACATTTAATGCCTTGTGAGCCGAACGGCAAGGTACTTCTCGGCCATCCAGCAGCGTGATCGTACCTTTCTTTGCTACTTGCCATTCGATATTTGCCAATAGTTGCTTCAAGGCAGGCATAGCTTCCAGATAACGATGCTTAATAATCTTACCTTGGTTCGCGTTTGATCCAATAATCTGACCAATCTTCCTATCACCAGCCCCATAAATCAAAGCGTAGAAGAAAGTCTTAGCTGAGTCTCTTGTGGGTAGCCCAGCTTTCTTTTGGTTCACGGTATGGATATCTTCATTCAACACCACACGACCAAACTCGCCATCATCCCAGCGTCCCATACGAGAGGCTAGGAGGCGAGCCTCGAGGCCTGAGGCATCAATACCCACCTGAGTCCAACCCTTTCGTGGGACGAACAGGGAGCGGGCTCTCGGGTCTCCTGAGACCTGCTGGAGGTTTGGCTGGGAAGCTGTCATACGCCCAGTCACAGTTCCTTGAGTATTCACAGAGCCGTGTACTCTCCCGTCTCTAGAGGTACTAGATCTCAAGATCCAGTCCTCAAGCTGACTAAGTAGCTTCGTGATATAGAAGTAATCACATAATCTCTTAGCCTCAGGAAAATCAAGAGACTTGAGAACAGACTCATCAACCTTTGGATTACCTTTCTCGGTTCTTGGGGCATTCCAATTATACTTGGTCTTCAGCCTCTCTGCGATCTGTTTCCTAGAACCGGGATTAAAGATAGTTATCTTGTCCTTTAGGCGTTTGCCTGTTTTCTCAGACCACCTTTCTTCAATAATAGGTGGAAAGATTTGACCTAATGTATCTTCAATCTGAACCTTTTCCATAAGGAGATCGCGTTCTAATTCTTCAGAAGCATCTATATCAAAGCCAAAGCCGTTGACAATCTGATCTGATAAGATCTGGGCGATCTTATGCTCCAACTTTATAGACTTGAAATACATCTTGGCAAAGTTTCTTTGAGCCTTGTAAATATCCGCAGTAATCTTAACGTCTTGTTCACAATAAATAACCATTTCGTCAGAAAGCTCAGAGAAATCATGGAACTCAAGTTTATCTGCTCCTAGATGCTCACCCCAAGATTTAAGACTGTTGTTTCCGAGGGGATGATTCTGTCTATCTGGGTACATCAACCTAGAAACAATCAGTGTATCATAAGCTTTGGTCTTTAGGGGACCAATAAGTCGATTGATCATAGGGATATCATACATGATGATATTATGACCAATAACCAAATCGGCAGAGTTTAAGTACTCAAGGGCTTCTTCGAATTGCCCGGGGAGGAAAGACCTTTGTTCACCTGTGTCTATATCTTGTGTACAGATACAGAAGATTGTGTCCCCTTCCGGCTCTGGTTTATTCTTCTTGCTGATTATAACTTCGCTTAGGCCGTTAGCCTCGATGTCGAAAGCGAGCTTCATTCTTAGTTTCTCCTAATAGTAATCAGTGATTATGTTATTTACCGCCTTTTCGGGGTCCACCTCTGAACCCAAGAATTTACGTATTGCCTTGACGGTTAGGTCGGGTGTCTCAAGAAAATCTTCAAAGTAAATCTTTAGAATTGGGACGGGTAACAGCCGAAGGAAAGCCTCTAGCTCTTCTTGATGATGCACAGTCCACTTCCTGAGGTCAATGGCTAATAGATACTGAAGGTACAACTTCCTTGGTGATGGGTCCAACAGGGGATACTCATCTTCCAAGAGCCATCGCAGACTGGTGGCTTGTTTAATCTTATCCCTTCTTTCACAAATAAGCACACGTTCTATCTTATCCTTGGGGATATATCCTACGGAAGGGGCAAGAACCTTTATGGCTTCACCGTGTCCGGGGGCATTCCAAAGGTACTGACCAAGTGCCGCTTCAGATAACTGCCAAAATCCGTGGGGATTGTGGTGCATTAACCGATCTGGTTCATCGATGTCTGCATAAGATAAACCCCACATATCCACCTTGTCCTCTAGAGCAATAGGAACATCTAGTAATTTCAGGGTTTGCATCATAAGACTGGAACCACTTCGTGGAGTTCCTGAAACAATAATCATTTTAAATCTCCGATTACTTTGCTGGTAGATACATCAGGCTGGTTCCGTGACAACAGAACCCTCGTCAGTCACAGCAAATTCCAACTCTTTCAATCTGCCGGTACCGTGATCATACAACAGGCAGCTAGCTACACCAGCTTTCCCAGTAAGACGATTCTTTAGTACCCGAACTGTCGTAGTATTTGCAACGATTGGGTCTGGATTCTGTCGATCTCTTTCCAGAGCGACTACCACATTAGGCACACTAGCCAGTGACCCAGAACCTCTTAGATCCTGTAAGGTAATACGGTCACCTTCTTCATAAGACTTGGTTGTCTTCTTGAGTTGTGATACAACATCAATACGAACACCCGTCCTAGATACCAGAGATCTGAGTTCTTTCATGATATTATCAATCAAGAGACGTTCAGAGTTACTGTTATCGTAGTCAGAGTTTGCGTTCAACAAACCAGCAGCAGCAGCGGTTATGTGATCAAGTACAATAACATCAACACCCAGAGAAACAGCCATGAACTCCATACGAGCACATAGATTCTCCAAAGCTGCGTTGCCCAAGTGGTCGTACACATAGAGAGAATTCTTTTCAAGCTCACGTCTAGCCTCCGCGTATTCTTCATCAGTAAGATCATCAATAATGTCAATATTTATTGGATCCTTTCCCAACTTAATCCTGAGCTCGTTCATGAGCTTCTTAGCTCTGATTGCTCTGACGGGCTTGTTAAGGATCAGGGATACCATGTCATCGACAGTCTCTTGGGGAGACTCTTCGAGCATGATAGCACCAACACTGCGGCCTTCCATAAGATGGTGATGCATAAGCTCCCGTAGGATTGTAGACTTTCCAGAGCCTGTGCCTGAAGCCCACAAGGTAATCTCACCACTTCGTTGGCCTAGTAGGAATTCACTGAGATTATCGAAGGGAAAGGGGTATACTCTTGTCTCTTCAAGATGAGGATCGTTCACGATATCAGAGACATGAACAATCTCGTCCGGGCTGTAATGCTGGGCTTCCCAGAGAGCAGAGATGACGGCCTTGCCAGCACCCTTCATGATACACTCATTGGGATCCTTGTACGGTAGCTTCGCCACCTTACATTTACCGGGAGGTAGGATATCTGCCACAGACTTGACGGCATCCTGACCTGCTTCGTCTTGATCGAACATCAAGATAACTTCTTTGTAAGAACTAATGAACTCAAGGTTATCCTTGATTGCTCGGGCAGCACCAGCAGCACCACTGGGTAGAGATACTACAGGCCACTTGTTGTTCATAAGCTGGGAGACAGTCATACAGTCGATCTCACCCTCGGTGATGACCAACATCTTACCACCACGAGCTTTGAATAACTCTTGTCCCCACAAAGGAACACCGGAGGTCTGACCTCTCCATTGGAAAGACTTGTTAGGACCTCTCAGTTTCTGAGCAATCTTAACGCCGTCCTTGTAGAAAGAGGCTATCTCGATGTTCTTGTCTTGTGATACCAGAGTCTCGTAACCATACTTACGAGCGGTATCCTCGTTAATTCTACGATGAGGAATGGCCTGAGCATTCCCATTCAGGAACCTCAGGCCATTCTTTGTCGTAGGTGTTTCGGGTTTATTGGTTTCCACAACCTTACCTCCTCGTTCTGAATATTGACAAGCAAAGCAATACTTTCCTCCGTCCTCGTAGACAGCTAGGTTATCACCACTTGTATCTTTACCGTTCGAGGCACACTTAGGACATCGTGCCCTTGAAACAACCTTTGACATTACTCACTCCTACTTATTCCAAGGAAGCCACTTCGTTGCCCAAGTATACAGAGGGCGACCGACGAGGGCTCCGGCTACAAAGATTACAACACTGTAGAACACAGTACCTAATACTGAACTCATCATAGCTTTAGCTCCTTAAACTTTATGTCGTTATCATTAACGATCTTCCACACGATCTTCCCTGACCATGCTAGAGAAATAGCCCCAGTTGCAATAGCTACTGGGATGAAGAACCAGTTACCGTACGCATAAAGTGCGTAGTTAATTCCAATGAAAATAATACCACCAATAACCGGCCTCCAGCCCATAGTCCCTCGGGTAATGACCAAGAGGACCATACCACCAAGGATACATACGCCTCCTAACCAGCCCAACATTGGACTACAGGAGGAGGACTCGGTTATTGCAGGAGGTAGATCCGTGGGAACCGAAGGAATGAGACTGGTAGATTTACATCCCCACATCAGTACTCCCAACGTCAACAGTGCCAACGTGAATGTCTTAATCATTTAAATCCTCCGATTTCATCATATTAGTACATCGGTCCATTTGTTTGCAAGAGATCATCTTATCGAGCCGAACTTCCGAAGGATACACAGTCGTTTCCTTTGCTACTCCCGTAGTGGGCTCTATCCATACGACGTTATAAGCCTCGCCGGTCATGGAGTGAGGGTCAGTATCTAGGTATGATACCTGACCTTCATAGGTTTGTCCATGCCTTTCCCAAATAATTTTCTGGCCGGGATCGATGACCATGTAATTCTTTACTCTACCCATTATCTGCCTTCTTCCATTATTTTGAGCTTGGGCATTCGTATAAACTCTTTGCTTGTTTCTTTATTTACTTCCCAGCTTTGGGTGTCAGCATCTATCATTTCCCATTCCTCCCACTCGTAATTATAAGGATCTTTTTCGAAGAGTTCAATAGCCTCTTCGAGAGTCTCTGCCTTTACAAAGGCATGGGCTGCTTCATACGCTGTCGAAACTACATT